ACTTCCACAATATCCTTCGCCAGATATATATAATTTTCTAAGATCTTCTTTAAGATCGGTTGATAAAGATATACCTGTCTATATGAGAGCTACAGGTAATCCAGGAAACGTTGGTTCACAATGGGTAAAAGAAATGTTCGTAGAACCTGCAGAACCAAATACAGCTTTTGATGTAGGGATAGATACGCCTAATGGTAAAAAATATATTACCAGAAGATTTATTCCAGCTAAGTTACAAGATAATCCTTATCTGATGCAGACTGATGATTATTATATTATGCTCGCATCTTTACCTGAAGCACAGCGTAAACAATTTTTAGATGGAGATTGGGATGCATATGAAGACTCAGCTTTTCCAGAATTTAATAAAACAACCCATGTGGTTGAACCTTTTGAGATACCTAGAAGCTGGTATAAGTTTCGTGCTGCTGACTGGGGTTATTCTTCTCCTGCTTGTGTGTTATGGTTCGCTATTGATTATAATAATAATATATGGATCTATAGAGAATTATATACAAAAAAAGTTACAGCAGACTACTTTGCAAGACAGGTAGTAAGTATGGAACAAGGTGAACATATTCATTATGGGGTATTAGACTCTAGTACATGGGCAAGAAGAGGTGATGTAGGTCCTAGTATTGCAGAGACAATGATACAGAATGGATGTAGATGGAGACCATCAGACAGATCTCCTAAAAGTAGAATTAGTGGTAAATTAGAAATACATAAAAGATTACGAGTTATTGATAAGGAACCAGGTATAAGAATATTTTCTAATTGTAGAAATTTAATTAGGACTTTAGGATCTTTACCAACAGATGATAAGAATCCTGAAGATGTAGATACTAACGCAGAGGATCACGCATACGATGCATTACGTTATGGTTGTATGAGTAGACCTACCCATCCTAAATATGCAGAAAGATTTAGAACTTCATTTACAGATGATACATATAGGATGGCTGATAATAAATTTGGGTATTAATATGAATAGAGTTACAAGACAATTACTATCTCACATTACTTCTATAAACAAAAGTGTTATGGAACAAATGCTAACTAAATTACTTAAAAGAGAAGTTAATATAGGTGCGACTGGTACACAAAAATATAGATTAAAAAAAGGACCTAATAAAGGTAAAATATTAAATGCCTCTAAATAAGAAAGGTAAAAAAATTAAAACATCTATGACTAAAAGGTATGGTAAGAAAAAAGGTGAGTCTATCTTTTATGCTATGGAAAATTCTGGTAAATTAAAAGGTGTCAAAAAGAAAAATTCCAGAAATAAATAAAAAAAATTTTCCCTATGATCTAGTAATTGCATACTGGGAAGATATTGTTGGATCGTGCGAATGGTCTGATATACCAGATATAAAAAAATCTAAAACTGCTATATGTTGTAGTTTTGGTTGGCTAGTAGAACAGAATGAAAAAACAACTGTTATAATGGCAGATTTTATATTTGAAGATTCTGGAATAATAAAACAAGGTGGTGGACATACAGTGATACCTACCAAGAATATAATTAAAATTAAAAAACTAAAAATATAATAGGAGATATCAATGGAAACAAAATTTGATCCAAAGGCTAAAGTTAAGCAAGGACAATTTAGTGATGCACCTGAAGGCAAACAGCCAAACAGGGAGCATGCTAATATTGATTTTGCTAAACACGCACCTAGAAAATATCAAGAATTTGAATATGATGTAAATGAGCCTAGCAAACCTGGTTCTGAGCATGTTCAAGATTCATTATTCCAGATGGCTGACGAAAAAGATTATTAATGAGCCTTGGACCCAAGAGCAATTTTATACCTGTCATTTATGCAGGCACTAAAAAGAAAAAGAAGAAAACCCAAAGGAGAAAACATGGATATAAAAAAAAGATACAAGGAAGGCGAATTAGCACCTGATGCACCTAAGAAACCAAATGAACCTATGGAGTTCAGTGGTGGATATAGTGGACCTAAATTAGGACCAGATGTAGAAGGTAAAGCTAAGAAAGCTGGGAATAAAGTAGACCCTGCAATCTTTAGAATGGCTGAAGAAAGAGATTACTAATTTAAATGGAAGAAGATAAAAAAGATAATGTCGGCTACGAAGCTGAAGGGAATGCTGTAGTTGGATTAATCCGAGAAAGATTTCAACAGGCTGAAACATCTAAGATCTATGATGAGAAGAGATGGTTAAAAGCTTATAGAAATTATAGAGGATTGTATGGTCCAGAAACTGCATTTCGTGAAAATGAAAAGTCTAGAGTATTTGTTAAAGTAACAAAGACTAAAGTGCTTGCTTCATTTGGTCAGATTATTGAAGTTTTATTTTCTCAAGGTAAATTTCCTTTAGGAGTTACTCCTACATCTGTACCAGAAGATATAGCAGAAAGAGCACACTTAAAACCTAAACAACCAGGGCAACCAGAAGAACCTCAACCTGATCCTTATGGATTTAATGGTGATGGTAGAAGTATACCAGCTGGTGCAACTGCTGATGATTTAATGAAAACATTAGCACAAGATTATGAAAGTTTAGGATTTGAAGAAGGTCCATCATCAAAAGGTGAACCTCAGATAGAACCTGCTAGAATGGCTGCAGAAAAAATGCAAAAATTATTGCATGATCAATTAGAAGAAAGTAAAGCTATTACGATTATGCGTCATGTATTTTTTGAAATGGCTTTATTAGGAACAGGAATATTAAAAGGTCCATTTACAGATTTAAAAGAATATCATTCATTTGATAGTGGTGAAGATGATGAAGGCAATGAAATAAATGTTCATGTTAAAAAATTAAAATCTATACCAAGTATAGAAGCAGTATCATGTTGGGATTTTTATCCAGATCCAAATGCTACAAATATGGATGATTGTGATTATATAATTCAAAGACATTCATATAATAAACAACAGTTTGAAGACTTAGCAGAAAAACCTATGTTTGATTCAGAAGCTGTTAGAGAGTGTTTAGAAATGGGACCTAATTATCAAACAAGAGGATTTGAATCTTCATTGTATGATAGAGAAAATATACAAACAATTTATAAAAATAGATTTGAAGTTTTAGAATATTGGGGTATTATAGATAGAAAAACAGCAGATGAATGTGGTTTAATGTATGAAGCTACAGGAGATGTAATATCTGTTAATATATGGATATGTGGTAATAAAGTTTTAAGAATGGTAGAAAATCCATTTAGCCCAAGTAGATTACCTTATTTAGTTTGTCCTTATGAATTAAACCCTTATCAGTTTTTTGGTGTAGGTATTCCTGAAAATATGGAAGACTCACAAATGGTTATGAATGGTCATGCAAGAATGGCTATTGATAACTTAGCACTTGCAGGTAATTTAGTAATACTGCATATGAGAATTTACAAATGTTTGACAAGTTTAGACAACTTGCAGATGAAGCTACAGGTATACCATCATACTCTCATGGAGCAACAGGTGTACAATCTACAACTAGAACTGCCGCAGGTATGTCTATGTTGATGGGTGCTGCAGCATTAAGTATTAAAACAGTTATCAAAAATATTGATGACTATTTATTAAAACCCTTAGGTGAATCTTTATTCTATTGGAATATGCAATTTAATGAAGATGTACCAATTATAAAAGGTGATCTTGAGATTAAAGCTCAAGGAACTTCTTCTCTAATGCAGAAAGAAGTTAGATCTCAAAGATTAATGACATTTATGCAAACTGCATCTAATCCTGCACTTGCACCATTTGTTAGATGGCATACTTGTTTAACAGAGATTGCTAAATCTTTAGATATAGATCCTGAACAATTAATCAATGATCCAGAAAAAGCTGCGATCTATGCACAAATAATGGGAATGGCAAATGGAAATCAAAACAATACAGCCGCTGCTGGAGGACAAAGTCCGATGGAACCAACTGGACCAGTACCTGCAGGAGCTTCGCCAACAGATCCAACGGGAGCTGGAGGTGGCAACATCGGTACAGGCGATGTACCAATGCCAGGGGAAGCTGGCTTTAGTGCGGCAAATACTCAACCTGGAACAGGCGAACAAACACAATAAAAATGGCAAAAACATTTAATCCTTTTAGAATAACTGGCGGAACTATAGAATTAGTTAGAGATGCAAATGGTAACTATACTACTAAAGAAGTAGGGTTTGATAAACTATCATCTTTAAGTTTACCAGATCTAGGAACACAAGCTACTACAACTACTACTAAATCTACAAAAACAGCTAGTCAAATAACTGGTCAAACTACAGCTGCACAAACTCAATCAGCTTTTCAGGCTGGAGGAGCTGGAGGAGGCGGAAGTAATCAACCAGATACTAGTGGTAATATGTTACAACAAGCTGAAAAAACTAGTAATATGTTATCAGATACTTTTGCAAAAACTAGACAGACTATGACTTCTGACGATGCTTATAGAGGAGTCACTTCATCTTTAGATATTAAAGATCCTACTTCATCAGTATTTGGATCAACTAAAGAAACAGTATCAGATGCACAAAAACAAGGTCAAGGTGTAAATTATTCTGATGCTATTATGAGAGGACAAGTTGGAACTAAATTTGCGTCCACTCCTAAACTAGGAGATTCATTATTTGGATTTGAACCTAAAGGTATAGCAACCGCTAGAGGAAGACAGCCAACAGAATTTACAGATGCAGCTACTAGAGCAGCTATGACAAGTGATAGTGCATACAGAGGTAGTTTAGAATCATCAGCAACAAGAGCTGCAAAAGAAGCTGATTTTGCTAGTGGTTCATTAGGTGTAAGAGCCGATTTATCAGCAACAAGAGCTGCAAAAGAAGCTGGTTTTGCTAGCGGTTCATTTCCTGGTACAACAGAAGTACCAGATGCTATTAAATCTGGGCAACCAGCTGTACCAGAAAAAGCTAAGAAAACTTTTTCAGAATCTGTTACTACTGCATTAAAAAGTATTAAAACACCAGGTATGATGATTGTAGATGCTGTAAGTGGTGCAATTACTTCACCACAAGCAAAAGAACAGAATGCTTTTAATAAAACTTATTTTAATGTTAGAGAAGATGGTAGAATAGCTGGTAATCCAGCAACAGATGTATTTGCAGGTATGAATAGACAATCTGCTTTTGGTAATGTATCTGCCTCAGCTGCTGGTAGAATTGCAACTAGAGAAAAAACTATAGAAAAAAAGGGATATAAACCTGGTGATAAGTTTTATGATGATACTCAAAATATGAAAAATCAAAAAGCAGATTATGATAATGCAAAAAATACTAAAGCAGAAACAACTAAAACTCAAAAATCACAAAATCCTAATTTAAGAGCAGGTGCTGGTGATGGTGGTGGAGGTTGTTTTATAAAAGGCACACTAGTTACTATGGCAGATGGTAGTAAAAAACCTATAGAAAAAGTTGATTTAGGAGATATAGTTGCAGAAGGTGGAAAAGTATTTGCAGCTGGTAGATTTTTAAATACAGAATTATATGATTATAAAGGTATTAAAGTTTCTGGAAGTCACATGGTAAATGAAGATGATGTTTGGATGAGAGTTAGAGATACTAAACATGGAATATCTTTAGGTGATGATTTAAATACTGTATATGTATTTGGATCAGAGAATAGAAGAATTTTAATTAATGATATACTATTTACAGATTACTTTGAAGTAAGTGAACAAAATAAACTAATGGACAACTCAGAAGATTTTTTTGATAACTGGAAAGATTATGGAAATGATGTTGATGTAGATAATGTTGCTACATTAAACATGAATTATGAAATATAGATTTTGGAATCTAGATAAAGATTATAGTATATTAGAAGGTTGGTGCAAAGAACGTAATTGGGAATCAAATATACCCAAAGAAATGTTACCACCACAAGGTATAATAGTTGAAGATAAAGATACTATTTGTGCATTAGGATTATATCTAAATGAAAAAGTTAAATTTGGATATATGTATGGTATATTTTCTAATCCTAAAGTAGGTAAAATGAAATTATATAGAGCTATGAAATTAAGTCTTGAAGCAGTTAAAGAATTAGCTAATAGTAAAGGTATAGAAATAATTATTACTCATACAGCAGAAAAAGCTTTAGAAAAATTATATACTAAACATGGTAATATGAAATTAGTAGAGAATAATGTAAATCAGTATATCATGAATTTGAATGAAGATAAATATACAAATTTAGATTGGATATCAAAATAAATAATTGGAGATAATATAATGGCAATAGATGATACTAAAGGAACTGTAACAACAACTGGAATGATGGGTAAAAAACCATCAGTTCCAAAAGCTCCTGATATGTCTAAAATTAAAATGCCAACTGCACAAAAGGCTAGACCAACTAGTCAGCCTGCTCCTCAGATTAAACAAGAAGAGCCTGAACAATTATCATTAATGGAAAAAGTACAAAGTTTAACAGATCAAGATAAAGCTGTATTAACTACAGTTTTATCTCCATCTGTTAGTAATGTTCTTAAAAAAATTGCTCCTGAACTAACTCCTTTATTGGATGAAGTAGGGGCAGATGAAGAGAATGTTACACTACCTGTTTCTATAGTAAAAGATTTTGCTAGTAGGAAATATCCTGGAACAGAGCAAGAATCAGTACAAAGTTTTGTATCTGATTTAGCAGGACAGATGGAACAACCAACTGTGCCACCTGATACAGAAATGTCTAGTGATCCAGGATTAAACATTGAGAATGAAATCAATGCTATTGATACTGATCAAATGACTGTTTAATATCAGCCCACAAATTATGGAATAGAGCTACCCTTACCCATAAGGCACTCAACCAATAGGTAAAAATAATGGAAGAAGAAAAAAAGGTTTCTGAAGAAACTCAAACTAATTTACAAAATGCAAATCCTTATAGTAAAGCTCGTGAAGAAAACGATCCTGAAACTGAAGCATTTGCTAAAGGTGAATTAGAAAAGTTTCAAAGGGAACAAAGAGAAAAGGAAGCAGAAGCAGCAACCGAACAGAAGGACACCGATGCATCTGAAGAGACTGCAGAACCTACAGATCAAAAGGCTACTCCTATCG